CCGGCCCCCACGGGGGCCACACACCCAGGACAACGACATGAACACCGCAAATAAAACCGCTAACACATCGAGCGTAAACGATAAAATTCACGCCCTGCTTGAAAAGAAGGGCAAGCCTGCTTGCGCATCGTCTGAGAACGATTTTTGCTCAGCGCTTGAGCAGTTGGTCTCTGACTGGCAAGCTGAGAGCCTTGCAAGCTGCATCAACCCACTGGACGCGCGCCGCATTCGGCACGAGCGGAGTCATTCTGGAAACGTCCAGTACACAAACTTTTTTGACACTAAGGTGGTCAACGAAGTCCACACTAAAGCTTGGACATACAGGGGTGTTGGCCTGACCTTTGATGGCGCCAGCTATGATTACCTTTCTTGCGATCACTCAATCAACGTTGATTCATACCGCGAGGCCCTTCAAGCCCTCTGTGATCTTCATGGCTGGCGACTGAATGACCGCACCCTATGGGCCATCACCTTTCACCCTATGCGTGTATCTTACTAACCACTAACGGCCCCCTCCGGGGGGCTGGCTACGCTGCGCCGAACGACGAGCGCTTGAGCGTGGTCACAAGGTAGCGAATTGAATCCATGGCGTGATCATTCAGCTTCATCGGTCGGTCGGGTTGATCGGTCCGCTTGCTTGAGGTCGTGTCCCACCGGTAGCCGAGGAACTCCTTCACGATGGGCCGGGTCGAGGGGTGGTCGTGGATCACGAGGTGCGGGCGTCCGTTGGCGTCGGGTTGTAGCAACTCCGCCACGGCCGAGATCCCATGTCGGACGGAGTTCGGCCCCTTGCGTACCGGGCGCGTCGGGATGTCGTGGTCCCTCGCCATGGTGAGCCGTGACCCCCGGTCCTCGGAGTCGGAGACGATCCAGTCGGGCCAGATGTCGCACACGGCGCGGATCTCTCGTGCCAGGGCGGACAGGTGCAGATCGGTCTTGTACACGGCCCGGTAGATGTGAAGCGTCGAGTCGCTCGGGTCGTGCGCTGCGAGCACGAAGCAGGCCGGGTTGCGAGTACCCCAGTCGAGCCCACCGAGCCGCACGAACGACGGGTCGAGGTCGAAGGCCTTCACGACGTGGAGGTTCGGTCGGAAGTCGTACACGAGACCCTCGAGCGCGGTGTACTCGCCCCGGTCTCGGGCTGCGCGCTCGTGCTCCCCGTAGCTCTTCAGGAGCCGCTCGCGCTTGGTCTGGTCAACGAAGGGATTGTCCCCGCCGTGGATGTAGTGGACCTTCGTCCCCTCGGACGGCTCCTCGATGAAGCGGCGGTAGGTCCAGGAGCCCAGGCCCCGGAGCGGTGTCATCGTCACGACGATGTAGCCAGAGCGCCCCGCCCATCGGAACCGGAACACCCGAGCGAGCAACTCGTTGAAGACGTCCTCGTCGCCCTCCTCGTCGACCCATACCATCGCGATCCCGCCGAAGCCCTGAGCCGCTCGACGCCCAGAGTCGTTCGTGAGGAAGACGATCTTCCGGCCGTTCGGCAACTCGGCCACGCTGATCCCTGGCCCGCTCGGGTTCCTCCACACCGTGCCGGGCGGGAGGTACTTCTTCACCTCGGCGCGCTGGACATGGATCGAGAGCGACGAGTTCAGAGACACCGCGAGCACGTTCCCGCCCTCCGGGGGTACGAGGTCGGGCGACATGTTCGACGCCTCCATGAAGGCGCGAGCCGTCGCATCGTTCGAGCCCATGGCCACGCACACGGCCCACATCCCACCGAGGACGGTCTTCCCCGCACCGTTGCCACCCAGGACGACAGTCACGTCTTGGCCGGGGTCTTGAAGCGGGGCGCGCTGTGAGGTCTTCGGGTGCTCGTTGTGCCATGGTGCCGCGTACGCGAGCGGGTTCGACTCTTGGCCGCTGGCCCATCCGACCGCGCCACGGGCACCGGCTCTAATCTGCTCGAGGTTCACCTGTGAGCCCTCCTGTCGTCTGAGCGGTGTCCATAGACTCGAAGCTCGCCTCGATGGCCTGACGGCCTCCTGAGACCGTCTCAAGGTACCGTCGCGCGTCCTCGTAGCTGTCCACTATGGCGCGAGCCTGGTCGACCGGGCTCATCGTCTCGACCGAGTGGCTCACGTTCACCTCGATCGGAGACTCGAAGCCCATACACCGGGCCTCCAGTTGTAGCAGGCGAGACACCGCGATCGACTGGTTCTGTCCCAGGGCGTGAGACTGAGCAGCCCGCACCCGCTGAAGCCAGTCGGCGCGGTGCTCCTCGCTCGTGTTCCCCTTGGCCTCCTTGGCCCACCGGGCGCGCACCTTCTGAGCGTCCTCGCGTATCTGACGAGCCCCGACACCGTACTCGGTCCCGATGGCCTTCTGAGTTGCCACGGTCCACGGTAGCTCGAGGAGCGCGCGCTCCACGGCTTCGAGTCGTTCGTCCACTTCCTCTCGTGATCGTCTTGGCATAGCTTCCCGTGTACCTGTGGCAGTATACACCGCCACGCGCCCCCTGTCCCCTCCTGTGTCCTCTCCTGCTCTCTCCCTACCTCCAGCACTCCCAGTCCAGAGCAAGCCGGTCGACGGCCATCCGATACCGCTCGGGGTCTATCTCTGCCCCTACGTACTGCCGACCGGTCCGGGCCGCCGCCCTTGCCGCAGGGCCTAAGCCGCTGAAGAGATCGAGAATTATGTCTCCGGGCTTCGTCCACCTCTCGATCCACTCGGCCATCCACTCGACCGGCTTCTCGGAGTGCTTCCGCCTCTCGCTCGTGTGGGCGTTCTTGAGAGCCCCCCATTCAGTGCAGAGCCCGGTTCCCTTCACCGACAACTCGACCAACTCACTCGCCCCGAGCCAGTGGTACCCGGTCCCACCTTGGCCGGCGACCTTATGCCAGGAGCCCCCCGAGACGTACCGCCACCGCCACCGGATCGAGGCTCTCGCCTTGTGCCAGTCGTCAAGCTTCGGCCAGGTGCACCACATAGCGAGGCGACCCTTCTCCATGGTGTCGAACGCCCGATCGAGAAGCTCGGCGATCTCGACGTCACTCATCGCGGCGTAGTGGTTCTCGGGGTTCGCGCTGTGTCCGGGCGCTTGCGAGTAGCTCCAGGGCGGATCTGCGATGATGAGCGTCGGCTTCCCCGGCATGTTCTCGAGAAGCTCATCGCATGAGCAGAGACGGAGGTCGATCCCCGGAGGCTGAGACGGCTCAGGAACCGAGACGAGGGTGAGTTGATTCATCGCTTGCCCCCCGGCTTGGACCACCCAGAGACGGCCCGCATCTTTTGAGCGCGCTCGAGCATGGCTTCGAGTTGATCGGGGGTGTTCCGCTCCTGCGTCGTCAGGTGATACCGCTCGGCGGTCGAGTGGAAGACAGCCTCCGTCCATGGGTTGGACCGCCACGACTCGACGACCTCGTCCCACTGTCGAACGGCGGCCGACTGGAGCGACCGACCCTTGACGCAGTCACACGCCGCCGCGTAGCTCTCCGCGCGGACCTTGTTGTTCTTCTCATGCCACCGACATAACTCACGCCAGCCTGTCATATTGCAGGCCGGACAGCCAGGGAGAGCGGCGGCCGTGACCCTGAGAGGACTCGCTTCGATGGTCGTCTTCAGGCGTGCAAGGTTGGCGATCTTGGGCTGCTTCTGACACCACTCCTCCACGCCTCGAATCAGGTCCTTGTCGTGTATGGACGACAGCCCTCGCGACCATAGCTTGAGCGAGGACTCGACCCAGGGGTCGGACTTGCCGTAATTCTGTGCGAGCGCTTGAAGACAGCGCTTGACTACTGGGATCGATGCCATGAGGTTCTCCTGTGTCTATCTCTTGAGGGTGATCAAATTGCCGAGGTCGTCGAATTGAGCGTCGTCGAACCAGTCCGATCCGCCGATGCCCTGTCCAGGCGTCCAGTCGTTCGACAGGTCGACGTACTCCCGGAGGTTCTTCGCCCGGAGAAAGGTCGAGTATGAGTATCCACCGCCCCGGAGGAACTCCGCGCGGCTGTCTGAGGACTCCCACCACCAGCGCCACGCCAGGGTGACCGCCTCGCGTCCGTGTTCGTTCACCCGGACCCGGAGCATGTCTCGCCGGCCTCCAAGCTTTGCCCGGTTCGAGTTGGGCCGAGCCGCGAGACGGATGTCCTCGAGGTCCGTCCACACCGCCCCGAGGTCGATCCGTTCCGACTTCACCTTTGAAATTGGAACGTCTACTGTCTGGGGATCTGTAGGTGTAGGTGTAGGTGTAGGTGTAGATCCGCGCGCGTGATGGCTGAAACCGTCGTCAATTGTGGCCGGTTTCCGGTCGGTCTTGCTCTCTAAGTCCTTGGTATCGTTGGGCTCGGGTGGCCGGTGGCCGTTCGTGATGAGTGGCCGATCCTGGTTCTCCCACTCTTCGACGTACGCCCTCACCTCTCCGAGGATGCGGTTCGCATGGTACCGGGTCCACCCGGCCCACTCCGAGAGCTTCCTCGACGACCAGGCCGAGCCGGACAGGTGCATGTCCAGAGCCACCGAGAAGCCGACGAGGTCCGGCGCGGGGTGGTCCTTGGTCCACCTCATGATCAGCGAGTCGAGGATGAGCGCCCTCGGGATGGGTCTCCACTGCTTCACGGGGTGCCCCCTTGAGCGCTCAGCCACGAGCGAGGGACGAAGACAGACACGACGGCGCGAGGCTCGTCGGGTGGTTCAGCGAGTAGCACCTCGCCCCGAGGTATCGCGATCTGACAGTCGTCGACGTAGACGACCCCGTTCAGCGCGTCCGCTACCGCCTTGTAGACGTTGTCGGCATCTCCCCCGGTGCGCGTCGCCTTGTAGAACGGACCCTTCGGGCCTGTCTTCCGTCGTCGACTCTTCGGCAAGGGGAACACCCCCAAGACGTCGAGACGGACCGGGACGCCGGCCGGGATCATGGTACGCCCCGCCATCGCAGACACGGCGAAGAGCTTCACGAGGTCCTCATACGCTCTCGTCTTGTCGTCTGTGTAGGTGTGCGGGCGACCGCGTCGGATGCTGAACCGGGGCCGGCCTTTCGGCTGCGGAACTCCGGGGACGTGGAACCGGACGAAGGGGACCCACGTCGTCGATGTGCTGGGGAATAGGTGCATGTGATGATCTCGGTGTTAGAATGGCGGAGGGCGGCTTCGGCTGTCCTTCCTGTGTGGCCCTCGTCCGTACTGCTCGCAGCACGGGCGGGGGTCTTTCGTTAGCGGAAGCTGACGGACTTCAGGACGACCACGACCGCGCCGTCGACATCTTCACCCGATTCGATGATCTTCGAGACCGCCTTCCGGTCGATCTTGGGCTCCCAGGTGATGAAGTCCGAGGCCCTGTTCGAGTGAACAAACCCCTCGACGTCCGAGATGAGAAGATTCGGGCGCTCGGAGATCCAAACCGTCGACCGATCCGTCTTGATCTTGGACTCTCCTTGAGTCACCTCGTAGCGTTTCAGGAGTTCGAGCATCTGAAACCGAGCGCGCTCAAGGACCCTCTCGCGGTTCTTTTTCCGAGCCGTAAGTGCGGCGATCTCCTTCTTGTAGAACTCGATCTGAGCCTTTGCAGACTTGACCACGAAGGCCCACGAGTCCGCCTTGTCCTCGACGTCAGTCGCGAGCCCTTCTAACTCCCGGTCAATTAGTTCGTCGGTGACTCCTTCGGCCTTCACGAGCCAGTCGATCAGCCCCTCGGCCTCGTCGATGAGTTGCGCTGTCGTCTTCTTCTTGGCCATGTTGGCCTCCTGTGTGTGTTGTTGTGGGGGGTGGTCAGTTTAGTCACTTGACCGGGTGAGCCCTTCCCAGGAGCTTAGAACGGGATCTCGCTGTCGTCGTACGGTGGCGCCTCTTGGGTCGGAGGCTCTTCGGCTGGCTCGTCGACGGCTGTCAGAAAGCGAACGTATGACCACTCCTTCTCGTCGTCACTCTCACCCCATGAGACCCCGACGCGGTCGCCCTTCTCGCCACCGATCCAGAAGATCGACCCGACGTTCCCCTTCGATGTCCTGACTCGGTCTCCCCTCGAGAAGGTAGCGTCGACGACACCGTTCGCCGGGGCCGCGCTGCTCTTCTTCGCTGGGGTTGACTTGGTCCGGCGGGGCGGACTCTTGGCTTCTTGGGCGCTGCGCTTCGTGTCGTTCAGTCCGACCCCGTCCTCGTCTCCACGCGGGATCAGAAGGAGGTCGCGGAGCGTGTACGACAGGCCAGCGGTGAGCGCTCCGGCGACGGCCTTGTCCATGGGTCGACCCTTCGAGAGCACGGCGGGCCAGTCTCGGACAATGCTCACCGACTCCGCGCCGCCGAGCGCGATCGTGTGAGTCGCCCGGACGATCATTGTGTCCTCGGCGCATGGGATCAACTCGACGTCGCCGGCGGTCAATATCAAGCCAGCCTGATGGAGCACGGCTCGACACTCCGAGATCATGCTCTCGGCGGTGACATAGTCATAATTGTGGAACTCGTTCCGGCCGTTCTTGTCGATGCCTTCGAGCGCCTGTTGAGCGCTCAAGAGCGCCTCGTGTACTGTCTTCGGTTTTGTGGGTGGCATGGTGCCTCCTGTGTTCAGTGTGAACTCATCCAAGAGATGAGCAGGTTCGCCGCTGTGAAGGCCCCCAGGAGGGCCGAGAGCCCGAGGGCTACCACGAGGACCCGCGGCGGCTTGCGCGAGCTTGTGGGGGTGTTTCTGTCCAGTTGTGGCGCCATATCTGGCCCCGGAGGTAGCGTCGGACCGTCTTCGATCTGTCTACAAGCCCACACAACGAGCCGACGAACGTCGGGATCCTTGTGATCGTGGAGTTGAGAGATCACCTCGTGGAGAACTCGTACCTCGGCGAGGAGTTCCACGGTCGCTCCCATGACGTCGCCGGGGGTGACATGGTGTGTCCTCCCTCTGTCGTCGATAGCGAGCCAGGTCACGACGTTCGGATCCATCATGTGCGCGGATACCCGACGGCGTGTCCCATCAGATCGAGGAACTTCAAGACGGCGACCGCGTCGGCGGTGTTCGTGTCGAGCTTCTCTTCGATGTAGGTGTGATGGAGATATCCGGGCTCACTGATCACCATGAACCGATCCCCGAGACCGTAGAGCCTCAGACAGAGGAAGAACTTCGACTCGTTGATCTTGCCGTAGATCAGCGAGTAGCGCGTCCCGTTTCCGGGCTCCCAGTCGTACCAATCGACCCAGTTATCAATAGGCCCTCGCCATCCGTGAGCGTGGATCCGGTCAATCTCTCCGGCGTCCTCGAAGGCTCGGAGGTTGGCCGGACACCTCACGAGGTCCTCGGTCGGCGGCTGAGTTGTGAAGCTCGACGGCCGGAGTCGGTCGCATAGCTGGACGACAGACGGGCTGTCCTGAGCGGTTGAGAGTGGGACAATTTTCATGGTGTTCTCCTGTGTGAGATGATGATCGAGCGGCTCAGATGCCGTTCGCGTGGATGAAGTTCTTGTAGAGGTTCGAGCGCGTGATGATGCTCCGGATCAAGGTGGCCGGGGCCATCCCCATATCCTCGGCGATCCCCTCGACGCTCGTCTTCTCGTTCTCTGTCAGGTAGATCGTCACCTTCTGATCGTGGCGATCTTCCTTGGCTTTGGCTGGTCGGCCTACTGGGGCCGCTTGCTTCTCGTTACTCATGGTGTCGATCCTCCTTGAATCGGCGATCTCTGATCGCTTTTTTGATGGCTTCCTCTATCTCGAGCGGTTCGAGTTCGACCGCTTCTTGAGTCTCAGCGTCGACCGACTTCTCGATCCACCACTGATCCCCGTCGTCCGGCTCGGGAGGGTACCACCGGCGGGCCTGTCCGGCCTGGTGACCGACTTCGACGTCGATCTCGATGGTCCTCTCGATGGTCACGGTGTGACGTGTTGACATGCTCACCTCGGCCCCGGCATCGTGCCGGCGTAGTGTGAGATCCAGGCGTTCTCTTCCTTGCCTTCGGCCGCTTGCTTGAGTTCCCTGCTCTTCTGAAGGCGCCCGAGGTGGTCTGTCTTGACGAGCTTCCGCTCTTCCTTGGTGAGCCACACTCCCCACATCGGCGGCTCCCCTTCCAAGGTGCCGACACCGAGACGCCGAGCGGCGGCCGTGTAGCCCTGCGAGGAGAAGAAGAACTCTGTCGGCCCTCGTCCGCCGAGAAGCGAGGATCGCTCTCTTGAGGGTCGACCCTTCGAGATCTTCGGGGTCGCTCTTGGGGTGGCCGGTGCGAGCGCGAGGGTCGTCTGAGAGATCACCGGCTGCGGCTTCGGCTGCGGCTCGGGCTCCTTCGGTACCATCTCGACGACCTTCGTCGACGTGATCGTCGGGTAGTCTTGGCCGACTTGCATGTCGATCAAGTGCTCGACGGGTGGGTCGTCTGTTACGACGACGGCTTGGATTGTGATGAGGTAGGTCTTCAAGGTCTTCACGGTGTGCTCCTGTGCTTGTGTGAAGTTCAGACGGCCATCAGGCCGACAAGGAGGGCGGTCCAGATGAACGCGCCCAAGAGGTCGAAGAGGTCGGTCCGGCTCATCGAGCCGGCTCGGTGTAGTACGCGATCACGGCTACCGAATGGACAGACCACCGCTTGCACTCTTCGCGAAGTCGTTCGTCGTTGGCCTTGCGGGGCTCACCGACTGGGAGCCACGAGCCCGAGACCCGTCGCACCATAACGATCCCGTGAGTGTGCTCGCTCGAGGTTGGCTCCGCGAGGAGAGCCGGCTCGGTCACGGTGGGATCGTCGCTCGTGTCCTCGTCGTCGATGTCTTCGACGGGCTCGGGCTGAGATACCGCCGGCGCGGGGTCTGTGTGGCTCTCTGCTGGCGTGTAGCTACTCGGGCGGACCTTGGCCCCAAGATCGACGAGGAACGGCTTCGAGAGCGTGTTCCGGTCGATCTTGAAGAGTCCGAGCCGGCGGCCGGCGTCGAGCACCTCGGCCCATCGGCCGGGGTAGACAGCCGACACACCGAGAAGCGGGGCGGCGTGCTTCTTGTAGCGGTCAACGTGGAGCCGGCGGTTCGAGGTCGCGCGTCGTTGCCTGAGCGCGACCAGGACCGCTCGAGCGGCGGCGTCGTAGTGTTGTTGGGTGATCTTCATCTCGTCCTCCTGTGTGATGGACTGGCCCCCCGGAGGGGGCCGGGTGGGTGTTCTTATGCGCGGCGGTTCGAGAGACGGGCTTGACGGCGCGCTTCTCGGCGTGCTGCTTTCCGGATGTCGCGCTCTTCTTGGCTCAGTGAAAGCCAAAGCTCGAGCGCGGCTTTCTCAGCGGCAATCGACGCTGATGTTCGGATCCGACTGATCGCGGCGGTGAGGACGCGCTTCTCGGTTCCGGTAGCCACTGAGCGCGCCGCCGTCATAACGGTGTGGATCTTGTCCCATCCGTCTTGGCTCGTCTCGTAGGCGAGACGGCTGTAGTGTCCCGCCTCGACGGTGCGGTCTCTGAGGCTTACGCCGGCCATCCGTGCCGCCATCGTTACAAAACACGATGCGCTGTCGGTGAAGTCGTTTCGGATGATGTTCTTGTCGTTGTTCATGTCGTTGTCCTGTGTGTGGCCGGGGTGCATCCCCTTGGCTCTCCTGTAGAGTAATCGACCGTTGTAAACCGTGCAAGCAAACCAGCGCAAGACGATCACACGATCGAGAGACGTCCATTGATTAGACAAGATCCGCGAAGAGGGGATCGCGACGATCATCCCGTGGCGCGAATGGCGTTTCGAGTCCTCGCCCCCTGTAGTTCTCGAGCTTCTTCAGTAGCTCCCACCGGCGATCACGCAGGGCGAGTATCTGCCGAGCGGCTTCGGCTTTGCTCGCCACCTGCTCCGGCTTCGGTGGGTCCCATCCCCAGAGCCAGTGAAGGCGCTCGAGCCGGCGGGCCATCGAGACGCGATTCGGTCCGTTCCACTCCTTGAGGAGCCGCATCACCTGAGGCTGTCCTCGGCTGCTCCCGGTCGGGGAGTACCATCCGAGAACATGCTCGGCGAAGTTGTACGGATTCGAGAAGCCGGCCTCTGTGAACTGATCCGAGTCCTGGAGGATCGACGTGTGGTCTCGCCGATCGTAGTGTCTCCAGTCCTCCGACCACTCACCGCGGCCGATCTTGAGGGTGTACCATCGATCCCAGATCCGGCGCTTGTCCTGCTTCCACAGACCCGGAGCTTCCAAGAGGTCGAGCACCTTCCACGGCTCGACGAAGTTCTTCAAGCCCCACTCGAGCGCGGTCTCTTCCTGCTTCGTGTCGACGCCGATCTTCCTCAGACATCGATCGCAGATCGTGAACCGATTCGGAAGGCCGCCCCACAAGGGCGACGCGCTGATTCGATCGTCTCGACATATGGGACCGATCTCGAAATTGTCGTACGGATCGTAGGGGTCCTCGGTCAAGTGAAAGCTGTCGTGACTGTGTCCGACGTTGTTCCCGCCGAGACCTCGGTCGGTATCGCCATCGAGCCACGTCGCCAACTTCGGCAAGGCTTCCGCCGCCCACTCCGACGGGTGCGGTCTGTCTGCCCATTCTCCTGTGATGTCGAATTTCATCTCGTCCTCCTGTGTGATGGACTGGCCCCCCGGAGGGGGCCGCGGGGTCGTTACGCTGCGACCCGCCAGCGACGGCGGGCCCATGTCGCGACGTGTTGCTCGGCTTCGGCGAGGGTGTCGAATTCGCGCGTCCTGACGGCGCCTCCGTGGCTGCTGACTCCCTTCGTCGTGACCACGAAGACCGACCGCCCTCGGTAGTCGGTGGGGGTGCGTCCGGTCCACCGGGTTCCGATAGAGGCGCGGACCGACGAGCGGTCCTTCGTTCCGGGGTCACGGCCTGACAGGCTCGAGGCGTCGATGACGTGGGTCCCGGTCGGCTCGGTGATCCGGTACTGGCGAGCGGGTCCGTGGTGGTTGAAGTTCGAGGTCCATCCGAATCGGGCGGGGCGGGTTGTCATCTTGTTCTCCTTGGTTCTCTCGTAGAGTAATCTACCGTTCTAAACCGTGCAAGCGAATCGACACGACACGATCACCCGATCGAGAGACGTCTATTGATTAGAGGCGATCGCCTACGGGGGATCATGACGATCACCCCGTGGCGCGCGCGTCGTTTATCGGGCGGCCGGGACGGCGACCTCGAGGGTCCTGGCCAGCATGATCACCCGAGCCCGGTCGGTGTACCGCTGGAGATACGCGCTGTCTTCGTTCATCTCGACGAGGATGTCGTCGGCCTCCTGAGTGTCCAGAAGGTCGAAGCCGCGACCGTCTCCGGTGTGCATGGCTCCGAACTCGAGGACGTACTTCAAGACGTCGTCGTCGGCCATGTCCTCGGGGCTCGGGCGGTGGTCTCCGCTGACGTACTCCGCGACCTGGGCCCAGAACTCGCCCTCGCCCATGTCGTGGTCGAGGTACGCCTTCACCTGTCCGAGGTGCTTCATCGACTCGATCCGCTCACACTCCGCGTCGATGCTTGAGCCGTCGGGAACATTCCACGCGCCGTCGTTGTAGTGGTGCCGACGGAACCCGGAAACCTGAGCGAGGAACTTCGAGAAGTCGATCTCGATGTCTCCGCAGAGCGTGTCGAGATGCTCTTGATCGTCCGCGCTTATGACGAGCCCGCCCGCGCCCTCGTCGCTGATGCTTCCCGATAGAATAGCCTCGATCGATTGAACCATGAACTCGCCGAGCTTGACTTCTTCGCGATCGATGGGCTGGTTCTCGTCGTCGATCTGACATCCTGCGTCGTCGAACTCGGTGAGCTTGCCTTGGACGTAGGCGAGAACACACTCAAGATCGCCTCTCATCTTGTGCTCGCGGGCTGTCATGGGCTCGACAGTGGTCTCGGTGGGCTCGACCTCTGCGACGTCCTGAGCGGGCTCCTGAGCCTTCTCCTCGGCGAGCTTCTTCGCGGCGGTGGCGTGATAGTGGTCCCAGTCGGCGGCCTTCTCCTCGGCGAGCTTCTTCGCGGCGGTGGCTACTTGGTCGCGGTAGTCGGCGTGGAGAGCCTCGTCGACATAGGCGAGATAGTCGGCGATCATGTTGTGGATGTCGAGCTTGAGTGACTTCTTCGCCTCCACAGTCCAAGAACCCGGACCCGGCTCAAAGTGATCTTTGTGAATCGAGAACGTTGTCGGATAATGTTCCGATGCCTCGGCCCATTCAGCGAAGGTTTGTACACAATTCGCGCGGCGGCCGATGAGCTTCCCGAATTTCTCCATCGAGGAGTCGGAGACAGAGGCGCTGTAGCCCCAGATCCAGCCGTGAGCGCGGCCAAAGGCCCTACCCGTCTTGATGCTCGCTACGTTGAAGCGCCAACTCGAGGTGCCCTTCTTGAGGTCAACGACGACAGTCATGTCTGCGTCGGGCACGTTGATCCTGTCGTAGTTCAAGATCTTGACTTGAGAGAAGGAGGTGAGAAGGGCGGAGAAGGAATCAATGCTCATGTTGTTGTCCTGTGTGTGTGTCGGCCGGGGTTCGTCCCCTTGGCTCTCTCGTAGAGTAACAACGGTTTAGAACCGTGACAAATAAACCGACGAAGAACACGACAGACGATCGCCCCTGATCGCTGTACGTCTCGGGGTGATCGTTTTATTTTCGATCGTCGCGCCGGGGGTGATCGTCCGTGGCGCGTTCGTTGTTTTAGGCGTACCCGGTCGACGCCCATCCGCCGCCCTTCAGGACGAACGAACTCCGCGACACCTGCTTGACCATCTCCCGAGCGACGCCCTCGTCGATAGCGCACGAGGCGCAGTGAGGCGCGGGGGCGTCGGCCTTCTGAAGAACCTCGGCGACGTCTTGGCACTTGTAGCACTTGTACTCGAAGAGCGGCATCAGTTCCCCCGGTCGATGAGTCGGTCTAACTTGTGGACGATCTCTTTCGACTGAGTGTCCTCGCGCTCTCGGTACTCGGAGATCACTCGGTCGTAGCGCTCGCGCATCCTGTCGGTCCGCTGATCGTAGTCCTTCCGGATCTCTTCGATCTGCTCCTGGAACCCCTCGACAACTCGATCCAGTCTCTTCTGCATCACGAGGAATTGATACACGAGGAACGCGGCGAAGAGTCCGAGATGTCCACCCTCGAGAAGAGTATCGATCAGCGCTTCCACGGTTACTCCATCTCGATCAGGGTGTACGTAAAGCGGGGACCATATAGCTCGGCCGCTCTTTCACACAGACTTATCAATAGATCGAACTCATTTGGATCCGCTAAGACCTGACACCCTGCGGAGAACTTCGAGACGGTCGGGCTCGTCCTGGAGGCGCTCGCTCTGTGGATGTTCAGCCCTACGACACCGGCCTCGTCGGTACCGGGGTTCATGTCGAGAACCTCGTCCCGGTTGTCGTCTCTCCAGTAGCGGACCGGGCGCGACTGTACGAGAGCCCGGTATCGGCTCCGGTGATACCCGAGGACATGGCTCCCTCGGTATTGACCGGGACACATGATCGCCGTCCCTCGGACGTTCATCGGGTTCTGTCTCCAGTAGACACCGGGGTCGGTGGTCGCTGAGAAGGTTCGAGTCACCCACCCGTCGCCGTCTCGGTAGACGACACACAAGCGATCGTTGAACTCGTTCGAGGTTCGGTCCGGACTTCGGATCCCGATGATGTTCAAATTGTAGAGACCGCGCTCGAATACGGCGTGACCGCGTCGAGCTACTTCATCGAGTAAGGGCGGACGAACTGACACTCGTCACCGTACACAGTCAGCGGAGACGGCCACACAGACCGCTACTTGATTGGTCATGATCTGCCGGATGTCCTTCGCAAATTCTTCCTGCTTCTCTTCGACCTTCTCGACGCGGTCGCCCATGCTATCGAGAGACCACCATCCGCCACCGGCCAAGAAGACCGCACTTAACACGAAGCCGACTGTCTCGACGCTCAGGTTCATCTCAGACTCCTATCGACCGCCACGTATCCGCCGAGGATTAGCCCCGCGACAATGGCTGTCTCCATTCTACCTAACCACCTCTGGCCCTTCGAGGTGTTCGGCCATGTCTGAGCCTGCGACAGTTCCGTGATCTTCGTCTCGTACAACTGAAGCTCGAGCGCGCACTTCTCCGCGTCGAGCCGATGAACCTCCTCGAGTCCGATCGAGTACCGCTCCACCTGGAGAAGGTACGCGAGCGACGACGTCGGCTCGGCTACGGCGGAGCACTTGGCGACCCCTGTATCGCTCATCCCGAACGGTAGCTTCTGACCGAAGCGGATCGGATAGGACTCGGGGCACTCGGAAGCGGTGCGATCCGGTGGGGGAGGCCGGACCAACCGATCACCCCGAGCCCACGACACGCACAAGAAGAGGAGCACGATCACCGAGAGGCCCTGCTCTCGTTCGAGAGGTCGGCGATCTTCCCGTCGGGGTCGTCACCCGTGACGAGTTCCGCTATCTCTTCGAGGTTGGCGCGTGTCGCCTCGATCGCGCTGACCCTCTGGGCTTTCACGATCAAGTCCGTCTCGGCCCTCAGAGACGCCCTCACGGCCTCGGAACGTGCTCTCTCGAACATCCTCCACACCACCGCGAGAACGGCCACGAGTGCCGCAACTATCCAGCCCGAAGCCTCGGCCACGGTTACCCCTTGATCTCTTTCGCGGATGCGAAGTCGACCGCACCTTGAGAGAACAGGTACGAGATCACGATCGCCGAGCTTGCCTGAATGGCATCCCAGAGAGCGATATCCTCGCCGAGGTATGAGAGAGCGACCGGCGCGATCGCTCCGAGAAATGCGGCCCACCACTTTCGGGAGGTGAGCTTCGTCTTCATGAGGTCCATAGTCTGATCCTTGTTTTAGAGTGGAAGGTATACGTCGGCGGCCACGTGCATCATGTCTTCGTTGCCGACGTTGGTCGTAGAAGCGACGAAGGTGTCACCGCCGTCTGTCGAATAGAACATGTCACCTGTCAAGCTCACGGCAACGAACGTAGACGAATCTGTCGCGATGCCGTAGACGTTTCCGTGTCCGGTGTTGTCTCCGCTGAAGTCGGCGCCGCTCTCGTCCATGGTGGTCGTCTTGCCGTTGATGTCGAACGTTGACTTGAACTGACCACCGACGACAACGACCCGCCCTGCTGCGGCTGCGATGTGTCTCTGATCATCGAAGCACAGCGCGGCGTGATTGGCCAGAGTCGTTGCGCCCGACCAGTCGGTGAGGTCAGACGTGGAGGCCGTGTAGAACTTGCCATTGTTCACGATGCCCACGAGGAGCGTGTTGTTCGTGTAGACCATGCACCTAATCTTGCCTGGGTCGTTGCCACCGTCGAGCAGAGTGTGCATCAAACTCCATGAGCCCGACGCGCCGTTCTGAGTGCTCGTGTATATTCGGTTGTTCTGAGCGAACCACCAAGTGCCAGAGCCATTGGTTCTGATCGTGTAGATGCCTTCGGTGGTGATCCCGGTCACACCAGAGATGTCGATCACTTCCCAGTTGGTGCCATCGGTTGATCTCAATATCTCTTGGTTGTTGCTGGTCATATTGCCGACAGCGATCCAGACGTTGTTCCCCCACTCGATAGCGTAGCGCCTGATCCCGAGGTTGTTCCCGTCCTCGTCTTCGTTGATTCCGGTCCACGGACCGGAGGTGCCGTCGTCGTGGATCGCTATTTCGAGATTGTCAGCCTCGTAAAGCGCGACCCACAGACCATTGCCCGACCCGTCCTTCCCGTAGGCGACATAGAAATTATCGACTGAACTGCTCGGGAAGGGCGACGAGCCACCCGCGAAGGCGTCATAATCGGACCAGTCGTTGCCGGCGAGCAGGTTGGTGTTGCTGATGTGTCCGACCCTTCTGTCGTTACCACCGGCGACCCATAGCGTCGCGCCGGACGAGGTCGAAGGAACGGAGCACCCGTCGACCTTCTGGATCGAGCCTATGGCGATCCCGTCCACCTTGACGACACTCGCGGCCGCGACTCCTTGGAGCTTTGCGAAGTCGGCCATCTATAGCTCGAGCCACGTGTTATCGGGCGCGAACATTATAACGCTGGCTGTCGCGCAAGCGAAGCCGATGCACCTCACAAAATCACCCGAAGCGCTCGGTCTTGTGAAGGTCATGTTCCCGGCGGTAAGGCTCACATAGACCGGGTCGCCCTGGTCGAAGGTCCCGTCGATGGCGCTCGCGTTGTCGATGAAGCCACGAACGAGCATACCGTTGGAGGCTGCGTCGTTAGCGTTGCCGCTTCCATCACCTCCACAAGCTACCGCGAGAAGTGAGGCCGTCGACACTTCGGCGTCGGCGTCAGCGAGGACCCAGGCGCCGTTTGTGTCGAGATAGTAGAGCTTCCCCTTCACCGTCTGACCGGTACCGAAGAAGACCTTGTCGCCGACCGCCTCGTCGTTGACGAGGTTCGAGACACCGCCATAGTTGAACGTCGGGCCGTAGGTTCCGAACGAGGCGATCGTCGTCGGGCTCTGTGCGTTCGAGCCGCTGCTCGTAGGGATTCCGGAGCTTATCTCGACGGCTCCGGGGAGTCCGGTACCCGTGCCGAGTCCGCCTCCGATCAGGAGGGTCTTCCCGTTCGTGTTGGTTCCGCTCTCTCCGACTGCTGTCACGGAGGCGTTGTTCGCGTCGCTTGCGCTTCCGAGTGTGACGTCTCCGCCTGTCACCGTCGCGTCACCGGCTACGGTTAGAGCGCCGGTACCGACCGCGCCTGTCGTGTCGATAGTCGACGCGCCGACGTTGATCGTCCCGAAATTGCTGGTGATGCTTCCGGCATCGAGCGCGCCTGTCGTCACGATTCCAGAGCCACCGGCGATCGGTGAGTAGATCGACGAGATGTTCGTCCCGCCTACGGTGATCGCGTCGGCCTCGAGTGTCCCGTCGAAGTCTCCGTCGACGGCGTCGATGTTGCCCTTGAACACGGTCGCTGTCACAGTCCCGGAGCTTGGGTTGTAGGTGAGGTGTCCGTCCATCTCGAGACCGACGTTCCCGGTCGCCGAGGTTCCGCCTTCGACGAAGGTGATCAGGTTCTCCTCGCTCGTGCTCTCGTTGTCAGTGACAAGAACGTGGGCCGAGTTCGTCGCGTTCGTTGCGTTCGTCGCGTTCGTTGCGTTCGTCGCGTTCGTCGCGTTCGTTACGGTCACGCCTGCAATGACAGTGTTCAAGGCTGTACCGTTGACGGTGATCGCGTCGGCTTCAAGTGTCCCGTCGATGTCGGCGTCTCCGCTGATGTCGAGGGAGCCCGCGTCAAGCTCTCCGGAGATCGTGACGTGCCTCGCTCCGCTGATGTCGAGACTCGCGTCGACGACCATCGCCTTCGATGCGGCCACGGTGCCGGCGGTGATGCCGTCGATCTGTTCGAGGTCGGCTTCGGATATGACGGCGGATCCGATAGTGAAACCGGTCGCGGTGACCACTCCGGACGAAGTGATCGCGGCGGCCTTCAGGGCTGCATCGGTCAAGGTCAGGTCGCCAGTGCTCGCGCCGGTTGCGGCGGTGGTGCAGACCTTCCACAGATCCTCCGACTCGTCGAAGATGATCGCCGCGTTCGTGTCGCTTCCGCGCTCGACGATGATCCCCGCGTCGCCGGAGGCGCTACCGCTTCGGCCGTTGCCGAGTTCGATCAGTTGATCCTTGACGACGAGGTTCGTCGTCGAGAGGGTGGTCGTCGTACCGGTAACGCTCAGGTTGCCAGTGATGGCCAGCGTCGACCCGTCGAAGGTTAGGTTCGCCTCTGCGTCGAGTTCGCTGGTCTTGTTTCCGATCGTGACGAGTCGGTTCTCGACCTTGTTGTTCATGCCGGTAACGGCGACAAATGCTTGACTCTTCATTGATCAGCCCTCCACCATCACGACACACTCGGTCGACGTTGTAGCGCTCGCCACGTAGAAAGAGCCGATCCCCTTCGCCGCTCCGATACCGTCGGCGAGGGAGAACTCGTTGTTCGTGTCGGCTTTGCAGTCGATGTAGCTCGCGTGGATGCTGTCGCCGGAAGTCTGGAAGGCGAGCTTCCCGTCGTTGCCGATAAACCGGACAGTGACGGTCCTCATCTCCGAGGTGACGTTGACTTGATTCGCCTTGTTAGCGGTGCTCGCGTCGAGGGTGAAGCGTTGGACGTACGGGTACTGTCCGCCGTCCATAGTGATCTCGGTCATGGCCATGTGATGATCCTCATCTGTTGCTCGGTGGTATGCTCGCCAGGGTCATAGAGATCCGGCCCTGCATCCAGTCTCGTCGGATTGATTGTATCATGGCGGGTCTGTTGTTCCATCGTCCATGCGGACCGACGATCAGATCCGAGTTGACGATCAACACGTCGCCAGGAATCAGCCCGGAGAACTGGAGACCAGCGAGTTCGATCTCTACGGTCTCAGGGATCCGGGTGAACCATTCATACTGAAGCGACACGAACTCCGACGCGTACTTGTCCTCGTTCTTGTTCATGTGAGGCCAACACGTCCGCGCGGACGGTGAGATCGGGTTGTCCTTCACGAGAGGACCGTCGGCCGTTGAGACCTTATACGCGCCGGTGAACGGCCTCGTCGCGATGTTCTTCAGGCCTGTGACAGTGTCGGTCTGTGTGTAGGTTGTAAGGTCCCGATCCGTCGGTGGTATCGCTGCTTCGATAGCTTGAGTCTCGACAGCGGTGTGTTCGATTCGGCACGAGTTGGAGAAGAACTCGTGACGCTTGACGGCGACGATGTTCTGATCGTTGATCGTGATCGGAAGCTCTCCCGGTCCTTCTCCTTCCCAGCTATGAGAGATCGCGGACCTCAGCGTGTACTGTCCCTGTCGAAGACAGAGCCAGATCCCGAAGTGCGACAGAGCCTTCTCGATCACCTTCCACCCGTCCTCGGTCTCCTCTGTGAAGAAGGGCGTCCACTTGAACGAGTCGAGATCTCTCTTCGTCCACTTCTTATGCCAGCGCCGAGCGTCGGAGAAGTCCAGCAATTGGAACGGGAGACCGAAGCCCATCACCTGATGAAGGGTGTCGAAGTTCCCGTTCTGATCTGGCGTGTTGTACTTCCCAGTCGAAACGAGGATCCGCTTGAGACAATTCGTGAGCCCGTCGGAGTGTGCGTCGGTCATCGGGTTCGGCGTGTACATGATCGACATCGGGGTCTCGTAGTCGATCACCGTTACGCCGTCGGTCATCCAGTCGCCGTCGTCTCCGATCGCATGATAGAACCAGTCGAAATTGGTGACACCTCCCGACGTCACTCTCTTGAACTTTCCGCCGTCGTGCTCGGCTCTGAGATAGACGTTCTTCCCTGTCGGGGAGCCGTTGTCCGTTACCTCCAGACAGAAGAACTTCTTGTCGATGGTCGTCGGGTACGGCGGGCCGTACTCGCCGCGAATGTTCCCATCCTCGAGCGGAGACGCGTCGATCAATCCCTCGGCGACTGTCAGATAGTCGATCGTGATCTCGTCGTTGTCGACGATCTCGTACGTGGTGAACTGTCTCCCGGCTCCGTGGAACATTGTCGGGGCGTCTGTCTCCCACGCATTGATCGACGGACCGAGGAAGAACGCCCACGCCTCGACACACTTGATCACGATCGACGACTCGGTCCGGCTTACCGAACTGATCACGCCGAGGTTGATCCGCTGATAGTCGTCGAAGTGATAGCCGTCGTAGCCTGCGAGAACCTCGACAAGTGTCCCCCGACGAAGCTCCGCAAGCGTCCACAATTCCCACCCGCCAAAGTGCTCGTCGGGACGGAGAACCTCGAAGGAGAACCCGCCGGCCTTCGGCTTCCAAGTTCTGAGCGATATCGACTGAGCGCTCTCGCTGTACTTCACGACGTCCCCGCCTTGTCCGTAGGGGTCCTCGGTCATCCAGTTGCGAACGTTCGCTGAGTCGATTCCGGGGACCGTCCGCGGCGGTAGAGTGCTGAACCCGATCCCGGTTGTCGCCTCATCGACGAAGGTCGACGGCATCGTCTTCTTCCCGTGGATGCTCGGACGAGTACAGATCAGAAGCTCGACCGACCTCTCGAGATACGTCTCGCTGTCGTCGTTGGCTATATCTGTGAGGAACTTTCCGACCCAAGACATCGACAGATCCTCCTTACTTGTACTTCACGATCGAGTCGTAGATCGACGCCCCGAGTCCCGGTGAGTCCTTAACAGTCACACCGCTCACGAACCCGTCCGACCCTATCCCGTGATCGAAGTCGATCTTGTTGTCGCCGGGGTGGACACTACCGTCGTCGCGCTCCCACCCTTGAGAGAGACCGGGCTCCTTGAACGTGCGCTCGGCGAGCCCTTGCCATCCGGGGTAGTAGCGGAACGTGGCGTCGAAGGTGTACGTCAATCGATAGTCGTGGCTGATAAGCGGCTTTCCGACTTGGTTATCGGCGAGACACAAGAAGGGCCAGAAGTCCCGATATCTGATCACCGATCCTTGATTGTAGTCGTAGCGGTTCTTGGCTCCGGTGGGAGTGATGGTTCCGCCGGCGGCGGTGGAGTGGAGCGACACCGATCCGACCTTCAGTTCTTCATGGTTGAACCTCTGAAGATCTCCGTCGAGGTGGACGATGTCGTTCGCGGCTACCGCTCCGGCGCTCTCCCAGTGCGCGAAGAAGTTCGCGTTCTTCTCCGTTCCGCTGAGCGGGTACCCGTGACACTTGATCGCGGTCGTCTGACTCGCGAGAACCTCGGAGACACCGTAGGCCATGTCGGCCTCGGAGCCAATCCACGACAGCCAGGTCTTGTCTCTGTCGTTACTGAAGCCGACATATCCTCCCTTCTGAAGGTGAGCTTCCATCGAGTAGAGTTCCCGAGCGAGGGCTTCGTCGTTGAATCGGTCAAGAACGATCCGCACTTCGACGTATGGCTTCGAGTAGTACCGGTACTTCTTCCCGATCATCGAGACGGAGTCGTTCACCGTGCGCTGGATCGAATACTGAAGATCCGTGATTGGCTCGTCGATGTCGACCTTCAGCAAGGGATCAAGGTCAGCCGCCCACGGAGCGACAGGACCTTCGGTCGGGTACCAATAGAAACGAGGGAAGCCCATCTTCTAACCTCCGAACAATGGGAGAGTATTCCGGCCACCGTAGCCGAAGTGCTCGTCGAGCATCGAGCCGAGGCGATCTACGACATCGGGATCGATGGCGGCGGTGTGGATGTTCACCGTAGCCCCGCGCGGCATGAACGCCGCGAGACCGTTCTGTCGGGCCGTCTGAGTGTCCGCCCCGGTGGGTGGGACGACTCTCTCTCCCTGCTTGAGTATTGCCGGCCCTGTACGGTCTACTGAGCCCATTCCGTAGTCCTTCGTTGCGTATCCTCCGGAGTGGAAGAACGCGCCACCGAGGGCACCGAGAACGCCACCAGCCACCGCGCCGATCGCTGTCCCGATTCCGGGGACGATCGAACCAATAGCCGCACCCGCGCCGGCCCCAGCAAGGGCGCCACCGCCAACACCGCCGATCGCCTTGAAGAAGGACTTGATCGACTCCCAGACAGAATTCCACCACTCATAGATCCCCTTGGCGAGAGCGGCCGGGAGCTTGACGACAATAGCGAACACGAGCTTCGGTATCGCTTCGATCACTCCGGCGATCAGTGCTGGGACTCCGTCCGCGATGAACTCCGGGATCACTGTCCCGATCAACTCGGGGAGAACTTCGACGAGTCCAGTAATGAAGCCGTCAAGGAACGCTTCCATCTGCTCGCCTATTGCCTCGGCTGCTGAGACCTCGACCTCTCTCGTCTTCGTCTCTCCGGTGCGCTCGTCGACATACTCTTCGGTCTTGGTGTAGCCCATCTGTCCGAGTTGAGAGATCGCCGCGATACCACCACCGACAGGACCGGCCGCGCTCAGTGCTGAGCCGAGACCACCTGTCGCCGCCCCGGCAAGTCCGGAGAGCATCGATCCGAAGGTGCTCGCGAGACCCTCTAAACCTGAGCCGAACCCGTCGCGGAAGTCGGCCGCGAGACCCTTGGCCCACTCTCCGATCCCGGCGAAGGCTTGCTGTATTGCTGGGAGTCCTTTCCGAATTTCGGCCTCTGTGATCTTCCGCTCTTCTTCGAGTTGCTGTTGTCGGGCCGCCGTCAGTTGTACGAGGTTCCCACGCATGAACGACAGGTTCCGCTCAGCATCGGCGGCCGACATACCAAGACGATCCGCTTCCGCTTTGAAGTCCGAGATCTGGACGATGGCCTTCGAGATCTTCTCCGCGAGGGCGTCCGATTCCTTCCACTGTCCCGAGACTTGGAGTGCTGACTTCCTCGCGCTCTCTCCGGCCTTCGACATCTCCTTCGATAGCTTGGCGATCTCCTTGGCGTTCTTCAGGGCCTCCTCGCTTGTCGCGGCCTTCACCGCCACCTCGCGCGCTCTCTCGGCCGAAGCGATCAGTCCCTCCCAGTCTCTCGACGCCGACTTCCGGGTCGACGCTAAACCGGCCCCGAGGTCGAGTAACAGGGCGTCGAGCTTCGCGACGTCGGTCAGTGTGTCCTTCGGGATCAGCTTTCCGAGTTGCTTCTCGAGATCCTCGAACAGCTTCTGGTCGGCGCTCTTCCCCTTCTTGCCTGATCCGGTCGGGGCGTCGGGCTTGCCTGGAAGAACTCCTTCAGATTCGAGAAAGGCCTGATGTGCGCTACGTCGACTCTTGGCAAATTTCCTCGTGGGCTCCATCTCGGCCTCGACTCTCTTCGCGGCTTGGAGTGCGTCGAACTTCTCGCGGACTTCGTCGAGCGTGGTCCCGACTCGGCCCATCTTCACGATCGACTCGAAGAAGGCGCCCATCGACTGCTCGCCTCTTCGGACGGACTCGGACAGGCCGTCGACTTTCTGCTGAGCTTGTTCGAGATCCTCGGCGAACTTCTTCGCGATCAGGCTGTCACCTTCAAGTTGACCGAACACATCCCCGGCCTTCTCAAGCTCGAGAAGCGCGAGGCGCGTCTTCGCCACTACAAGAAGCAGAGCATTGAACGCGGTCACAAGTCCGGCGACCGCCATCCCGACAACCGACACCGAGCCGGCCAGGATGGCCATCACGCGCGCCGTCCCATCGAGAGCGTCGATCAATGCTGAGGACAGGACGTCGGTCAGTCGTTGACCCGACTCCGTTCCCGCGTTCATGCCTTCGATCAGTTCTGCGATCCCGAGCTTCGCATAATCGAAGAGGCCCGCGTCTCCGACTTGCTTCTTGAACTTGAACCAAGAGTCGGCCACGTTCGAGAGTTGACCTTCAAAGGTTGCGGCGAGCTTGTCCGTTCCGCCCTTCACGACGCCGTCGGTCGCGCGGAGAGCATCGACGAGAGCAGCCCTCCAGACGTTGATGTCTGACGCGTCTCCGAGTGTCGCGGCTCTCTTCTTGATGTCTTGGAAGAGTAGCGCGTACGACTCGCGCAATTGGTCGCTGGCTCCCATGCCGGCCCCGAAGGACTTCGCGACAGCCATCGCCGCGTCCGGAAGCTCACCGCCGAGAGCACCGGCGAGATCCATCACGCCCTCCCTCATCAGTCCGGCGTCAGCACCGAACGACGTCAGGATCTGGTCGGCCTTGACCAGGTCGCCAAGTTCGAACGGAGTCGTCGATCCAATCTCGAACAGTTCTGCGAGTCGCGTCTTCGCCTTGTCGCTCGACTTCAGAAGCACCGAGAGTTGAGACTCGAACCGCTCCATCTCGGCGGACGCTTGGATCGCGCCCTTGCCAAGACCAGCAAAAGCGATCCCGGCTATGGCTGCGGCCGCTACCGCTGCTCCCTTGGCCGCCGTGGACAGCGTCGCTCCGAGTTCCTCGAAGTCAGCCGAAGACCGGCGCGCGCTCTGTCCGGCTTGCCTTACTTGTCGGCCGGTGGTCTGGGCTGCTCGACCGGCTCGAGTGAACCGACCCTTCGAGTCTCTGAGCCTCCCGTTCAAGTCGACGAACTGTCCGCTCGCGCGGTCCGCTTGTGTCGCGACGTCTCTCAGGCCGTCGGCCGCTTCTCTCGTTCCGAGTAGCTTCAGTCGAGCCTTGATGTCGTTCGTCATCTCGTCCCCTCAGTAGCGCACAATTGCAGCCGGAAACACGGGGATCCCGTTGGCGACCATCTTCTTGACCAGAGCTTCGGACATGGCGTCGGCTTCTTGGTAGCACATGAGATTGATCATGAAGGTCTCCAAGTCACTATCGAGAAGCTCGGCGGGTGTCTTTCCGTACCTTCTTCCGAGCGTGTCCAGCATCATCAGGACCATCTGATTCTCCGGCTTCGAGAAAGGTCGCGAGACGTTCCGCGCTTCCTCCCCTATCGGTGGAGAGTTCGAGGATCGCCGCGAACAATTCCTCGACTACGCCGGGGGGCAAGGAGTGAACACAGAGCCGATCCTCGTCCAGGTTCTCAGCCTTCGACGTCATGACCAAGTCGAGAGGATCGAACCCCTCGCCGTCGGTACTGATCCCCATCACTCCAGCGCAACAAATCGCCGCCTGCATTTCGGTGAGTTCTCCGACTTGCTTCGGAGACAGTCTCGACATCATCTTCTCGAGGTCTTGTCCGTCCTGGTCCGCGTCCTTGGGTGCGTTCTTTGGGTTCATCATTGCTAAGGCCGCGACGCCGAGTTGGGCGACGTCTGACGTCCTTACCTTCCTGATCCTAAACCATAGAGGCGCGTCGCCGGCCCCGGTCTTAATCGTCGTTGTTGCTGCGTTCTTGATTGCGTGAAGTGTGGCGGACATGGTGTCGCCTCCTGTGTGTGTTGTTGTTGGATCAGGTTCCGGGGGACTCAGGGTTCGCGGCGTTGTTCTTGACGTCGATCTTCAGGCCGTGGTTAGTGCCGTCAGACTCGCACACGAAGCCGATCGTCTGACCGAGCAAGCCCGCCGAGTTGATCGGATCGCTGCATTCAGTGAGCCGACAGTTCTGGAAGAAGAACTTCATCTCGTGCTCGTTGGCGCCGGAGGCTCCGTCGTTGAATGTCAACGTCGCGTCGACGCCGTTCACGTCGGAGACGTACTTCGCGTAGAGGGCGTCGTTCACGTCGATCTCCATGGAGACCTCGACAGACGAGAAGTCGGAGCGGAGCGGATCCGCGGTGACCTTGGAGCCGAGGAACTGACGACGGGCGAGCCCGTTGTTGATGGTCACGGTCACCGAGCGGACCGAGACAGCCTCTCCGTCGAAGGTGAACGTCCCGCCTGTCATCTGATGATGGAGGACCGGGTCGTCCGGGATGGCTCCGATCAGAGTGGCGTCGGTCGATGCATCGGCCCGAGTCTCGGATCCGTCCGTGGTGGTGACGTTGGAAGTCTCTCCGATCACCTCACACTCGAGCGTTGCGACTTCGGCAGAGTTGCTTGTGAACGTCATGCTGGCGATACGGACGCCCTCCACGATCTCTCCGGTACCACCCGAGCCCCGGATGATCGACGCGGTGAGCCCTCTGTCGGGAAGCGCGGCGGCCATGGTGTAACTGTGAGTGTTCGGAGTTCCCGAGGCAGTAGATCCGGTTCCGAGGGCGTGCTTCAAGATGAGCCCGACCGTCGAATAGTTCGCCTCGATTGTAAAGGTTCCACCTACGTTATCGCTGGCCACGAAGTGAGAGCGACGGTTCCCGGCACCCGTCACCAGGTGCGGCCGTGGGGTCTTCTCGATCGTGCGCTGGATCGTGGTTCCGATGAGCGCGTTAGCGATGATATAGTCGCCGGTCGCGGTACCGTAGGCACCGTCGGACGAGGTGACCTTGTCGAGTAGAATATAGGAGTCGCGTCCGAAGTAGGTGTCGGCCATGGTGTGGTCCTCGTGTTGCTATGCTGTGGGGGCTGAGATTTTGCGGACCTTAAGGGTCGCGTAGAACTCGTAGATCCTACCGACGTCGGTGATCACTTTGAGCGTGAGAAGATAATTGTCGGCGTTGTGGCTCGACACTGTCACGAGTGTACACCGGACGAGGCCAGGGTGTAGGACCCGGTTCTCGGCCTCGACGGTCATCGAGGACGTGAGGTCGGTCCCGTCGGTGTGCTTCACCGTAAAGTCGAAGGTGTCTATCTCTTCGAGCATCTGCGATCCGTTGAACGCGTCGCGACGAGCCGCGAGCATCGGCCGGACATCCCAGAAGACGTGGGTCTTGATCGTCGTTCCTCCAGGAGCGAACACGACCTGAGTCGGCGACGTTGTCTCCGGTGGCTCGAACACACACGAAATCCGCTGAGCGGCTGAGCGAGCCGGGTCCCCGATCTCGATCTTCCCCGTGTACTCGTTCGAGAGCGACGCGAGGTTCGCGTTCTGTGCTGTCGTTGGGCTACCGTTCGCCCCGTCATCGTAGCCCCAGTAGAGCCAGAGGACGACGACCTTCCCAGAGACCGACGAGTTCCCGTTCGGGAGTGCGTACCCCTTGACCCCGATCACGGCGGATCGGTTCGCGTAGTTCCACGTCGTCACCTTGAAGTCGAGCTTCGTCTGTCCGTCGCTGGCACAGACGATCACGTCGTCGTTGTCCGACTCGACCGCACTCCAGAACCGAGACATGTCAGTCGGGACTGTCACCTCGACGTCGACCGTCGTCGCCGATCCTGTGATGTCCACCGTGATCGCTTCTCGGAAGTGGTAGTTCGAATTGTACCAACTCATGATCCCGCCTTCTCGCTGTATGTGATCATACACTGAACGACGACAGCGCCCATCGTGGGCCGCTGTAATTCGGCACCGTCGAAGGACATCATATCGAGGGAGACATCGTGGACGAGAGAGTTCAGGCTTCGGTCAGACTCGAGCGCCTTCATGATGTCCGATCCAAGGTTGAGCGCGGCCGATACTGCGGTCCCTGGTGAGTCGTTCGCCGCCGATACCCAGCCCTCTAATTGGATCATGAACTGTCGATCGTAGCGGTTGAGGGCTGTCGTCCCCGTCTGTGTGCTACGGATGGAGCCGGGGAAGATGTACACACCCGGCACTCGGTGAGGCTGGAAGGTCTGACCGACGACGACCGAGTCGTCTCCGGACAGGTCGTAAGTGTACCCGGAGCCGGTGATCCCTTCGAGGTCTGTCTTGATCCTCGCGATGATGTCGGTCTCTTTACTCATGACTAACCTCTAACACCGGAAGGGCCGAAGATGATCGTCTTCTGTAGTGCGCGGAGGATGTCGTCGTTCATGGCGCGACCGGCGGTCCTGATGGCGGGGCTCAAGTAAGGCCGCGCCGGGTACTTGATCGAACGGCGGAGAAGATAGAACACCTCGCCGCTGTCCTTGTGGATGAGCATCTTCTGACCCGCTGCGCTCTCCGCGTACTGGAGATCCGGAACGTCGCGCGCGCTTGCGTACCTGTTCACACCGCCGGCGGTTCGGAGGCTGTCGTGAATCGGGATCGTCAGCATCTTGCTCTTCATGTGGATCGTCCCGCCGTACTCGTGGATCGCCGCGTATGCCACCGGGCCGGGGTCGCTCGTGGTGCTCGGGCTGAGTTGCTTCGAGTTCGGAGAGCGACCACCGGACGCGACCTCGATCACTATGGCGTCGCCCTCGGTGTGTACGCTTCCACGGATCGACGCTCGAAGTCTACCGGTCCGGACGTTCAGCCTCGTGAAGCCTCCAGCGGTCACGCGAAGCTTTGCCTCTTTCTCGGCCCTGAGTGCGGTCTTCACAAGCTCGCGGAGTAGCGCCCCGCGTAGCTCTCGACTCGACCTCGACAAGTGGTCCGCGTACTCTTGGAGGGTCATCGACACCGGCTATCCCATCCAAGCCGAACCCATGCGCCAAGGGGCGACGAGTTCCTTCACCTCGGGGAGAAGGCCGAGAGATGCGACCTCGATCGATCCTCCACCTTGCGAGACCTTGTTCCGTCCGACGTGGTCGCGGGCTTGCCATATGTGCGCGACCTGAAGTCCGACCGCCTGCTTGATCTCTTGGGGTACGCTCGAGAAGCCGGCGGTCATCGTGACCTTGATCGCTCGTGGAGTCTTCGTCCAGTGGCCGTGCGTCGAGTCGTGCTTGAGCATCACGAGACCCTCGTTCCCATAGAGCGTGTAGTCGGACGAGGCGATCAAGTCGGCGCTGTCGTCGTAGCTCAGGTCGGGGTCATCGTAGATCGACGAGATGGCTGTCGTCGGTATCACTGGGAGGTCGAGTCTCTTCGTGTTGTCTCCGGTCAGATACACGACGTAGGTCCCAGACGAAAGAGAGTAGACGCCCGAATTCATGAGAGGCCAGCCGAGATAGCGAGCGAGGACCGGGTTCACCCGATCGACGATCGTCTCGATGTTGCTGTCTTCAGCCGTACCGGACAGGCCCCGGATATACAGACGACAGTCGCTCCCGCTGACAACGGCCACGCGCTACTCCTCAGAGGCCGCTGAGGCCTTCTTCGTCTTCTTGGGGGGTGCTACCTTAGACAGCCACGCGGGCGCGCTCTTGGCGGCCTTGGCGTCGAGTTCTTTCACTTCGCCGGGGGTCCAGTAGAACCCTCTCGGATACTCGCCTTGTGCGTCGCTCTTGAACTTGATCATGTGTCCGCCTTCTTCTTGGCGCGGGGTGCGCGCTTCTTGACTGTTCTCGGGGCCTTCGGTGCGCTTGCCTTCATGGCGCGCGGCTTGGCCTTCTTGGGTGGTTCTTCTTTCTTCTCTTCCGCTCCCGCCTCGAACATGTGTGGGAACGTCTCCAGGAGATAGGCCGCCACGTCGTCGGAGACTTCTCGCTTCTCACCTCTGAACCATACGGTCCCGAGCCCAGGGAGTGATCCCCGGTAGTGATCCCGCTTGCTGTCTTCCTTGAACGTGACGACCTTTCCCATGCTTACGCGCGCTCCTGCTCGAAGGTCAGGAACACGTTCCCGGCCATCGTCGCGGTACCTGTCTCGTCGAGTGTCATCTTCAAGACATCAGCCGCGCCGAACTCGAGGCTCGGGCCAGCGGCCGACAGGGTGAACGCGTACGCGGTCCCGACATCCCACCCGGCGGCGTCTGAATCCAGAGCCGAAGAGATAGACGTCGAGCCCTGCTTGAGGGTGATCGTGTACTTGTTCGAGGAGCCGTCCGCGGTTGCGGTCGTTGGAATGTAGCTCGCCGCGGTGAGCTTCCACTCGCCGGACTGGCCATGGACGGCACCGAGAGAGTCGGTGTCCGCTGAGACGTCGCCCGTGTGAACGGCCATCGTTATTGATTGTGGCTTGGCCATGTCGGCCTCCTATGATGCTGAGAGGTTGAAGGAGAAGTGGACGTTCTTCTTCGTCGAGGAATCGACGCTGAAGAAGACGTGGCGGTCGGTCAAGACGAGATTGTGAAGTCCCCGAGTGATGTCCGCCGCGACAGCGTACGAGTTCCGCAAGCGTCCGATCTTGAAGCGCGCACGGTTCAGCATGAGCATCCCAGTCTTCGAGCCGCCGGATCCGTAGAGTCCGTCGGCGTCCAAGTCTGCGCCCATCATCTCCGAGATCACAATCGGAACACCCATCAGCTGTCCAAGCTCGCCGGACAGAATTGTTGCGGAGGGTCCGTACTGATTGACACCAACGACGCCAGCGGCGGCGCCGGACTCGGTACCGAATCCAAGCATCTTGACCAAATAGTACTCGGGGCTGACGATCGAAACGAGGTCTCCGGCTATGCCATGAGGCGAGGCAAGCTTCGCACGAGCGGCAAGGAACCCGGCGATCGTTTCGGCTGAGCCTTGATCGGTCGTGTTGCTCACGTCGAACGCGCGGTGTCGGAGGCCGACATAACAGCGCCTGTGATCTGCACTGGATCCAGTCGATGATCCCCATCGGCTACGGATGTTCCAATTTGCATACTCGTCGGTGTTGCCGGTTCCATCTGCTGTATCCGTGTTTCCATTTACGATACAGTCTTCTTCTCCGTCGATAATGGCGCTTCGAAGCTCACTTTCGATGAGTGGCATCGCGGCGATAATCGAGTCTTCCGAGGCGTCGTCGTCAACTTGAGCACGGACGACCATCCCGATCGCGCTGATCGTGCGGCTGTCTGTCGTGAGGCTGCTCGAAGAGAACTGAGCCGGGTCATCGGAGGACGCTGCCCCCTTCTTGAACGGTTTCAGACCTGTCGATAAAATTGGCAGTATCTCATTTTTGTTGCTCATCTGCATGGTCTGGAAGAGGCTCGCCACGCGGCGCTCCGCTGTCAGGTCACGCTCGAATTGTGCGAGGTGCTGGTCGGGTATCCATTCCGCTCCGGCGTTACTGGAGTCTGACCACAGACGCTGTACGGTCTTGGGTGCGCGGTCCATGATGTCACGACACAACTGAAGCGACTTCGGCGCGCCGTTGCGAGACACGGCCTTGGCGATCGTGTACTGCTGGACAGCCTTCTGGAGATCGGCTTGCCAGTCACAGACCGGAGCGGCGTCGAGGATACCCTCGGCCCATGGTCGATCGGCGGTTGCCTCGCCCTTCATGCGGAGAGTACCGTCGCGTCGAACGAATCGATCGAGACTGGCTTCGCCGTCCATGTCGGGGCGCGCGGCCTTCCGATTCTCGATCTCGGTCAGACGTGCGGACAGCTTCTTGAGGTCCTCCGCCTTCTTCTCGATCTGTTGGTGCATGTTGTCGCCACGAGCGGCGAGTGTCTTCTGACTCTCGACGATGTCGTGTAGACCCTTCTTGATGTTCTCGGGGCTGGACAGATCCAAGCCCTTGATCTCGATGTCGCTCATGTTGCGGCCTCTTGTGTGGGGTTACCGTTGGGGGTTATCGGTCGACGGCGCATTGAATCAACACCCGAAGAGCGAAGTTATAGGATCGACCTTGGTCTCTTCGGGCGCGGTGCGCTCGATGGGCTTCCGGTCGGTCTTGGTTTGTTGTATCAGATTTTCGTCCGATGCGGCGAGGACTTCGAGAACGAGGTCGCGAACATCGTCCGCCGACATCCTGATCGACTTGTCCTCCTCGTCCTCCTCGTCGTCGTACCCGTAGCCCTCGACCTCGGGGGCCGTAGGCTCGAGCGACTCGACGCCTCTCCACTCGTCGGACTTGCCGAAGGTGACGACGACGGTCTCGTCGTTCTCGACGACCTCCATCACGTGGCGAGCCACGGACGGGATCCCGAGCGAGCGGAGCGCCAGGGCGGCCGGGTTCGCGGGTACGTTCACGACCGAGATCTCGTGAAGATAGCTGTCGGAGTAGACGAAACCGGAGGAAGAACGCCGGGGATCGTCTTTCGACAGCGCGGCGCGGGGCGTGCTCTTTCCGGGCGCGAAGCCGACCGAGACGCTGTTCAGAAAGCCCCGCTCGATCTGCGACTTGACGAGCCGCCCGAGTGCGTTCTCTTCGGAGTCGTCGAAGCGGATGTCGGCGACGAGCTTCCCGTCGACTACCTCGACCCGCTCAGCGCGGCCGATGGCGGGGATCGTTGGGTCGTGTTGCCAGAGGATGATCGGGTTCGACCGGTACTCCTCGAGACCTTTCTCGCTCCACGACGGGTCGACTATATCGCCGTACCTGTCGACGTCCGGGGTCGAGGCTATGACGCGGGTCAAGCCGTCGCCGGTCTCGGTTGCCTTGATCTGTACTGTCTGGAATTTGCGGTTCTTCATGGCTCAGTCCTCGCCGTTGAGTGATGCGGTCACCGTGCACCGACAGTTGATGTCTTGAGAGGCGACGCCGAAGCCGCCCGGAGACGCGGTCTCCAAGCCGTTGACCTTGAACTTCTCGCCCGGTTTGATCGGCGGATGGCGGTCGAGTGTTCGGTGTTCGTCGCGAACGACCTTGTCTCTCGCGCTGAGCCAGCGATACCGGACCTCGAAGCCAGCCTCGGACAGTTCGGTGTACCCTGCGATCGTTCCGCTGTTGACGGCCCGCGTCGTCTCTGTGCGTGCGATTCGGAGAGCGCGCATAGGCGAGTACACTGTCGACCTCTGCATCGCTCGTTGCATCTCTGCGATCGTCGCGCCCTCAGTGAGACCCGCGGTGATAACCTTCGCGACGCCCTCCCTCGTGTAGAGGTTGTAGTGTGTGACGAGTTCTCCGATCTGAGCGTTCACCGCGCGGTCGACTCGTACGGGGCTCATCGTCGCCGAGTACTCCGGAGGCATCTCGTCGAACGCCTTCTGAACGGCGTCCTCGAACATCTCGCGCATGGGCTCGGCGACAGCGCTCTTCAGGATCTCAGCCTCGGCCAACTCGTCGAGGATGGCGTCGATCGTCTTCTTCGATGCTTGTCGGGTGACTGCGCTCGGGCCGTCCTTGCCGATCTCCTTCTTGAGTCGGCGAGCCGCTCGGGCTCCGGCGGCGACGAGGTACTTCTTCAGGATGTCCTCGAGCTTCTTCTCGTGCGGTTCGTGTACTCGCTCGATGAACGAACGCCACACGAGATCGTCGGGGGTCGCGTCGGCCTCTGTGGATAACTCACGAACGATCAGCCCTTCGAGGCCCTTCTTCTCGTCTGCCTTTTCCATCTGTCCGACGAGCTTCGCCGACCATGACTCCGCCGCGTCTCCGCCCCATAGAGCCCAGGCCACGCGGCCCGGTGAGGGGAAGCCGTCCTCGCCAGGGCTGAAGCCCTCGCCGGACTTGTCGCTCTTGTGACGTGCGAGCCAAGCCCGCATTTTGATCGCCTTCTCCGGGGAGATGTCCTCGCCCTTCGACATGCGTCGCGCCCATGTCACAGTCGCCGGCGTCAAGCCGTCACCGCTCAGGCCCAACTCATGCCACGCGAGGCCGCGCTTCAGTTCAGCGACGACACCCTTCGGGACCTTGAAGTCGATCGAGTCGTAAGGCGCGCGGGTGAGTGAGCGAGTAGCGTCGGCCGGTTCGGCGGGTGCGGCTTGCGCTCCGCTGATGATCCGCCGTGCTTGAGCTTCTGAGACCGTCGGGAAGGCCGCGCCAATGAGGGCGACCGCTGCGTCCGAGGACAGGAGGCCGGCCGAGACTTGGCCGAGGATCGCGATCATGCTCGCCACCTGCGCGCCGTTGAGGGCTGTCGCGCTCATGGGCTGGTCGGCTGGGGTACCCGGTACGCCCTCTCCACCCTCGGCGCTCTCGCCTTCTTGGGGCTCTTGGTCCATGCCAGGGAGATCGGAGAAGCCCTCGTATGAGGCCGCGTCGTTAAGCGGTACGCCCATCGTGACCCACTGAAGCACACGACCGACCCGCTCGTCTCGGCTCTCGGAGAGCGCCTCCACGGAGGAGAAGTCGTGGTACACCTGAACGTCGGTTTCCTCGTAGCCGGGGAACATGCGAGCGAGCCGGGAGAACTGTCCGTCGATGATCGTCGCCTTCGACTGGAGTCCGCTCCACCAGTGCTTCGCCTGCTGGGCTGCGGTGGCGTAGTTCACAGAGGACCCGCCGAGTCGCGTCGGAGGACAATCGAAGACGGCGAGGATCGACTCGACGACGCCCTTCTTCAGTTCCTTGTACTCGAGGTCTCTCGGGCTGAACTGGAGCGACTCCATCTTCGCGGCCCCGCCCAAGAAAAGGGCGCCCCCGGTTCCAGACATCTGAGAATCGAACACTCGGCGCATCTGCTTTAGTTGCTGATCGGACCAGATGTCGGAGGGGTCCGCCGGCGAGAAGACTGTCGTCGGGCGTCCGGTCTTGGCCGATGCCGCCGCCAACTCCGACGCGAGCTTGTCGGTCGTGAGGTCGTTCGCCAGGGCTCGGATCGCTCCGTTGCCGTAGAGCCCCTTCGGGTCATCCTCCCAGGAGGTGAGCCGGAAGTGAAGAACCTGTTCCCACTCGTACCGCTCGGGCCGTCCTGCTCCGTTGTACTCGAAGTGCGAGACCTGACCGTCGGACATCGGGACGACCTTCACGCGGCCGGGGTGCAGTCGAAGCAGCACCTCGGGCCGATCTCGTCCGCTGACAAGAACGTACGCGTCCCCACAGAGGACGAGGTCGCACGCGATCTGTCGTCTCAGGTGATCCCCTGAGATGCGCGACGAGGGGCGGTTGAGCAAGTCGAGCACCGGGTGATCCTCGAGCGGCTCGGCGTCCGCGCCCTTGCCGATCTTCACCTTGAGGTCGAGACTCGCGAGGTCGGCCGCGATCGCGTCCATGGCGGCCTTCACATATGGGAACACGGCGACAGTGCTCAGGCTGTTGGCTACGGGGTAGCCCGGCGTGGCTGGCTGTCCGCTCGCGAAGTCCGCCCCGGCTACGTGGACCGACTCTCCGGTGTCCTGACGAACGCCAGCAAGACCGAGAGCGCGGAGCATACGGAGAAGGATCGGATCGTTCTGGACGAGTTCGTTCGCCATGGTCCGAGCATACAGCGAACGAGCCACCCTGTCGAGAACCGGCCCAAACCGCCGCGCGCGCCACGGGGTGATCGCGGGGTGATCGTCTCGGGTGATCGCGATCATCTTGCGAGACGTACAGCGATCAGGGGCTCCAGGTGATCGCCTAACTTGTCGATTTATTTTGCACGGTTCAAAACCGTGTTACTCTACGAGGGAACCAAGGAGAACAACATGACCGCTCGACAAGTACACGACATGCTCAAGGAAGACGCTGCTTACATCTGGAGCCGCAACAACCAAGACGCAGTGAACATGATGATCGTACTGGCCGCGCACGGGTTGAACAGCACGATCGATCACGCGCTCATCATGATTCAATTCTAAACCACC